AAGTGCAACACCTAAACTGCGTGTTGCTAACTCTGGTGCAACTATCAAGAAACTAGCAGCAAACAGTTGGATAGTGTTCGGAGACCTTGCCTAATGCCAATTCTAGGAATTATGGCTTCACAGATATCAGGACATCTCTGGGCACCTGCTGGTGCCTATGATGCTTTGGCTTCTGTCACTGTGCCATCAGGTGGTGCAGCAAGTGTAACCTTTGCTGGCATTCCAACAGGGTATAAGCATTTACAAATTCGCGGAATAGGAAAACCCACATCAGCAGGTGGACAAGAAGTATATATTAGATATAACGGAGATTCAGCAGCGACATCATATTTCAGTCATCAACTTTACGGTAGTGGAACAGCGGCAGTTAGTGCTAGTTATGGAACAGTAAATCAAGCATACATTACATACTGGAGCGGTTCGGAATTTGGTTCCTTTGTATGTGACATTTTGGATTATTCTAACACAAACAAAAACACAACTACTAGAGCATTAGGCGGACACGACTTAAACGGAAGCGGATTTATTTTACTTAGGTCAGGGCTATGGATAAACACAAGCGCGGTTTCTTCTATAAATTTGTTTTTAAGTAGTGGTAACTTTGCGCAATATTCACAACTTGCACTTTACGGGGTGAAATAATATGCCAACAAATACATACGTTGCACTTGATAAGATTACGCTTGGAAGTAACACGTCATCCGTAACTTTCTCATCTATCAGTCAGGCTTATACAGACCTTGTGGTTGTCTTCAACGGCACTGTTGACACAGACACTGGAATTGCAATTAGGGTTGGGAACGGCTCAGTTGATTCTGGAAATAACTATTCCTACACATTCCTAGTAGGAAACGGGTCATCAACTACAAGTGGCAGAGGTTCAAACCAAAATCTTGCTATCGGTGGAGATATTGCTGGCAGTAATTCAACAGCAATAATGCAATTTATGAATTACAGTAATACAACAACCAACAAAACAATCCTTGCTCGCGGCGCAGCAGCATTACTTAATACGGTTGCTGAAGTTAGCCTTTGGCGTTCAACTGCTGCAATTAACAGAATTGAATTATTCTTGGCTTCTCCGCGCTTTTTCATAACAGGCTCCACATTCTCGTTGTACGGGATTGCTGCATCTTCAGTTGGTGCCAAAGCAACTGGCGGAATTATCAGTTCAGACGACCAGTATTACTACCACGTCTTTGATTCTACTTCAACATTCACTCCACTGTCTTCACTAACAGCTGATGTATTAGTTGTTGCCGGTGGTGGTGGCGGTGGTTCAGATACCACTTCAGGTAACTCTGCTGGTGGTGGCGGTGCTGGTGGATTACTTGCTTTTGCATCTCAGGCATTAACTGCTACTGCATACACAGTAACTGTCGGTGCAGGTGGAGCAAGGGCGGCATCATCAAGTGTCAACGGAACTAATGGAGTGGACTCACAATTCGGCGCATTAACTTTAGTTAAAGGCGGCGGCGGTGCGGCATCAGCCGCAACTACAAATGGCTCAACTGGCGGCTCTGGCGGCGGTGCAGGTAATTCTGGCACAGGCGGTTCAGCAACAAGTGGGCAAGGTTTTGCAGGTGGCAACGGGTCGGGAACTATTATCCGTTCAGGCGGTGGTGGTGGCGCAGGCGCAGTTGGTTTTGCAGGCGGCGGTACTGGTAGCACTTTTGCACAAGGCGGCATAGGTTCATCTGCTTATTCATCTTGGGGTCTTGCAACAGGTACTGGTGAAAATGTAAGCGGAACTGTTTATTACGCAGGCGGCGGTGGCGGCGCAGACGATGGTGGACAACGCGGTTTAGGCGGTTCAGGCGGCGGTGGTGCAGGTGCTACTACTGCTGGCGGTGGAAATAATGGAACTGCAAACACTGGCGGTGGCGGCGGCGGAAACGGCGTAGATAGTGCTAGTTCTTTTGGCGGCTCAGGTGGTTCAGGCATTGTCATCGTAAGATACTTAAAGGCTTAAGGGAGATTAACTAATGCCAGCACAGAATTATGTACTCTTAGAACGCATTGAACTCAATGCCTCAGCAGCAAGCGTCACATTCTCCAACATCCCACAAACCGGCTATACCGATTTGAAGGTTGTGGTTTCAGGTCGTTCGACCGCATCGGCTGTCAACGACAATCTTTGGATGAAGTTCAATGGAGATAATGCTTCCTATTCAGAGCGTGTCCTTTATGGTTCAGGCTCGGCAGCAGCATCAGGAAATTCAAGTGGAAATGCTGACACTAGATACCTGGCTCCTATTCCAGGTGCAACATCAACATCAAGCACCTTTGGTAATTCAGAAATTTACATTCCAAATTATCTATCAAGCAACTATAAATCTGTATCACTTGATGGTGTTGCAGAAAACAATGCAACTGCTGCATATTCACAGATTCAAGCAATTCTTTGGTCTAATACGGCAGCAATTTCATCAATTCAATTTGGCTTAATTACTGGCTCTTATGTCCAGTACAGCACCTTCTCGCTATACGCACTAGCAGCACTAGGCACCACGCCTACTATCGCTCCAAAGGCTAGCGGTGGAAACCGTATTGATTATGATGGCACTTACTGGATTCACACATTTCTTACTTCAGGCGCTTTTGTACCAGCAGTAGGATTATCTTGTGACTACTTAGTTGTCGCAGGTGGCGGTGGTGGTGGTGGAGATAATGGTGCTGGTGGTGGTGCAGGTGGACTTCGTTCAACTGTTACAGCAACAGGTGGTGGTGGTTCACTAGAATCAAAATTATCATTAACTTCATCTACGTCATACACAGTTACCATTGGAGCAGGTGGCGCAGGTTCACCTAATAACACCGCGTCCAGTGGCAATAACTCTGTGTTTGGTTCTATCACTTCAACGGCAGGTGGCGGTGGTGGTGGAAACGTTAATGTAGGTTTAACTGGTGGTTCTGGTGGTGGCGGTTCTGGTGCTAACACCCCAGGAAACGCAGCCGGCGGTTCAGGCACAGCAAATCAAGGTTATGCCGGTGGTGCAGGAACAATCAATCAAAATGCAGGTGGTGGTGGTGGTGCTGGACAAATTGGTGAAACTGCTATAGGAACTTCAGCAAACCAAGGCGGTAAAGGTGGCAATGGTGTTGCAACTTCAATTACTGGTTCATCTGTAACTTACGCAGGCGGCGGTGGCGGTGGCGGTGGTGGAGGCAACCCTGCGCTTCGCGGCACTGGTGGTACAGGTGGTGGTGGTCAGGGTGGACATACGACTGGGATTACCGCAGGAACTGTTAACACAGGCGGCGGTGGCGGTGGTGGTGCAGGCGCAGGCGCTGCAGGCGGTTCTGGCATAGTTATTATTAGATATTTAGCAGCATAAGGGAGATATAAATGGCACACTTTGCAGAGATTGATTCAAACAACATAGTTGTCCGTGTACTTGTAGTACCGGATGAACAGGAACATCGCGGTCAGGAATTCCTAGCCGATGAACTTGGACTTGGTGGTACTTGGGTACAGACCAGTTATAACGCACGCATCCGTAAGAACTATGCGGGAATATCGTATTCATACGATGAATCACGCGATGCCTTTATTGCACCTAAACCAGTGTGTCACAACACAGTGGAATTTAACGAGCAGACTTGCACCTGGTCTTGTCCAGATGCTTCACACGTAATCATCATAGGAGAAGAGTAATGACTGATAAGAAACTAATTGTAGACCTTGCTAAAGGTACACAGACCTATGTGGACCTTACTGCAGAAGAGATTGAACAGCGTGCAGTAGATGCACAGACTGCAGCCATTGAAAAGGCTGAGCGTGATGCAGCAGATGCTGCTAAGGCTGATGCAAAATTATCTGCTCAGGCTAAGTTGGCAGCACTTGGTTTATCTGGCGATGAAATCGCCGCAATCACTCAATAATTAATCTTTCTATCTAAGGAGTAACGTGGCTGGTCGCGACATAACCGAAGGTAGAGCCGAACGCTCTATCGCAGTTGACGTTGGTGTAGTTTCAACTACAGCAATCTGGCAGAACACCGATATGTCTTACGACGTAGCCATAGGTGGACTCCCATTCTTCTATGCAATCAATGACGCACGCCCTTATATCCGTCAGACTGCACCCTTTCGTAAGGACCAGTTTGACAATGCTAACGAACCTGGCGAGCAGTCTTTAACTGGTTGGTGGATTAGAAGCCAAGCATCGTTCCACTCTGGTTCAGGTATTAAGTTCTATGACCCTGCTACTACAGATGAGAATGGGCACTATCGATTTTCTGATAGCAAAGGTGTAGATGTCTGGACTAAGGGACAGGTAACGCTGCTCAGGTCTTGTACATCAACTCACACAGTTACTGGTGCTCTTGCAACTAATGGTGTAACACAGCAGCATCTACGTTCAATCAAGTGGACTGCAAATAGCAACAACTATAAAGGTGTACTACTCCACGACGAGTACGATGTAGATAAGATATTTCCTGCCATCACTGTCTCTATCAGCAACAAGGCACGTACTACAAACGTAGCAACCCTCACTACATCAGCAATACACGGACTATCCGTTGGTATGCAAATAGTAATTACTAGCGTAGATGCTACATTCAATGGCACATACACAATTACAGGCGTACCCACAACTACTACTTTTACTTACACAACAGCAACAAGCGGAACAATTGCATCTACCGCTGTGTCTCCAGTAGGAACTGGTGTAGCGGAACTTGTTCACTTTGTTGACTACAACTCAGGTACGGATTTGCCAGTCTATGCTATCTGTGATGACGGTACATTTGCTTACTGGATTACTAACACAGCAACCAAGAAGACTGTATATAAGAAAGCATTGACAGGAACATCTTCTGATGCAGACACAAAGATGTTTGATGAGGTTGGCGTTATTGCCAACGCTGCAATGGAATATGTTAAAGACCGCATCGTATTGTGTGCTGATAATAAAGTCTTTGAGTTCTCAACATCAGCATCGGCTATGCCAACTGCAGTATATACACACCCAACAAGTACCCACGTCTACACATCAGTGGCTGCTTCTGGTCCTGCTATCTACATCTCTGGCTACAACGGAATTCAATCAACCATTCAGAAGTTCACACTATCAACCGCTGGAGTAATGCCTACTCTTACCTCAGCAGTTGTCGCAGCAGAACTACCTGTCGGTGAGATTGTCCACAAGATTTATTACTACCTTGGATATATGATGATTGGCACCAACAGAGGTGTCCGAGTGGCAGCAGTATCTGACCAAGATGGTTCACTTAACTATGGTCCACTTATCGTAGAAACATCTCAACCTTGTTTTGACTTTGCAGCACGTGACCACTATGTATGGTGCTCTACTGGAGTAGCCGGTGAGCCTGGTCTAATCCGCATTGACCTATCTAATGAACTAGAAACTCTACGCTTTGCTTATGCTAATGACATATACCAAGATGGAGTTACTGGATACAAGACAACCGCTTGTGCCTTCATTGGCAACGATGACCCTAGCGCAGTAGACAGACTTGTATTTTGTACAGCAAATACTGGCGCAGCAGATGGCACAATTTATATTGAAGATGCTACAACCCTGCGTACATCAGGCTATATAACTACAGGTAACATCCGCTATGGAACCCTTGAACCTAAGAACTTCAAACGTCTTCTAGCACGTGGTGAATTTACCAAGGGGTCTATGACTCTTGAAACCGTAGATAAGAACGGTGTTGAGTACGACCATATCTCATACGATTCAACTGTAACTCCTATTGAAGTAGGAACATCACAGCCTGCTACAGCCCAAGAGTATGTTGCATATAAGTTTATTCTTTATCGTGATGCTACAACTACATCGACTGGTCCTACATTCAAGGGATACCAGGCTAAGGCAACTATCGCTACACCTCGTCAGCGTGTCATCCAGTTCCCTATCTACTGCTTTGACTTAGAGACAGATAGATACAACTCAATGATTGGCTATGATGGTAAAGCATTTGAAAAAATTCTAGCCCTAGAAGAAGTTGAAGAATCAGGTGACGTACTTACCTGGCAAGATTTAACTACTGGCGAATCTCGTCAAGCAGTTATTGAACAGATTTCATTCCAACGTGCAACACCACCTGACAAACGCTTTAGCGGTTTTGGTGGAATAATTCAAGTAACAATTAGGACTGTATAAATGACAGCGCAAGATTATGCAGCGTTATGTGTAGCAATAATGACAATACTTGCAGGCTTTGCTGCATTTGTTAGATGGTTAGTAAAGCATTACTTGTACGAATTAAAACCAAATGGGGGCGGTTCCGTGAAAGACCAAGTGAACCGATTGGAAGAACGCGTTGACCAAATCTATATCTTACTCTGCGAGGGTAAGAACAAGTAAATATTCAGTATTCTTAATCATCTTTGGTACATCATTCTTCTGGAGTCCATCTGCTAACGCAACTGCTCCAGAGTTAATGGTTAGAAATGTAAGTATCATCTGTGCCAACTCTGCTGGTGAAACATACACAGCAAACACTGGTTGGAATGCCGACAGTACTTTCTTTCAAGGCAAAGGTGACATAGCAAGATTGTTTTGTGAAGGTGGATTCATTGGTCAATGGACCATCTATGTAAGTGATAACTACACAGGTACAGCAAGATACTACAACGGAGTATCACCTACACCTACTGCAAGTCCCACTCCAGAGCCTTCGCCCTCTCCAAGTCCAACAGTGACTGAGACTGTAACAGTTCAAGATACTCAGACCGTAGTTTCTCCAAGTCCTTCCGCGCCTGTTGATACTCCAACTGTAACCGTTGAGACTTCAACTTCAACTGGTAATACAGATACATCCACACCAGTGTCTGAGACAGTGACAGTAGTAGAAACAAATACGGCAACATCTAATCCTCCTTCTAGTGATACATCAACTGTAGTTAGTGTACCTACTACGCCTCCGGCAGTTGAACCTGAACCAGCCCCGCAACCTGCTCCGGCTCCAACACCTCAACCTGAGCCTCAGCCAACACCAGTTGCGATACCGGACCCTGCTCCTGTTGAGGAACCTGTTGCTGAGGAACCACCTGTTCCTGTTGAAGAGCCACCAGTTGTTGAAGAGCCACCGCCTGCCGAAGAACCGACTCAACCTCCTGTTGAAGAAGTTGCACCCGAAATTCCAAATGAACCTCCGCTAGAGGAACCGATTGCACCAGAGCCTGAGCCTTCGCCTGCGCCTGAAGTAGAGCCTGAACCACCACTTGTAATTGATATTGCACCTGAACCTCCTGTTGCTGCTGAAGATGCTACTGATGAAGAGAAAGAAATTGTAGCACAAGCCATCATCGAGCAGGCTCAAGGCGAACCAGTAACAGCACAAGCAATTGCTGAGGCAGGTCTTACCTATGCTGACTTACCACCTGCAACACCAGTTGAGGTTCGTCAAGATGAGGATGGAAACGAAGTTGTTATCACAGCAGAAGTTGCTGCTGCACTAGTGGTTCTTGAGAACCCAGCAGAATTACTTAACGCAATATTTACTGACCCAGCACAAGCACTCTTAGCACTTGGTTCAATCGGTGCAGATATGAGTACTGAAGAAAGAGAAGAGTCTGAGAAGACTGTCGTTGCTGCTGTCATCGTAGGTCAAATCGCTGGACAGGCTGCAGTAACCGCTGCTGCTGGCGCTGCAGCATACAGGAGAAAACCATAATGAAGAAGTTCTTTTCAGATATAGCAAATCAATTATGGACTCTACTAGGTATGTTCATTGCCTGGGTAGTCCTTGATGGTTCAGCCAAGACAGTTGTTGGATATGCAATTGCTGCATCAATGGTTGTCTGGATAATCACATTCAAACTTCGCAACACAGAGGACTAACTATGGATGGCACACTTAAGTTAAGTCTGATGGTTGCTACAACTTTGCTCGTAATCGCAGCAGTTTCGTGGGTACTAGCAGAGGTAGTAATTTTTCTAACAAAGGATGAATAATGGTAAGCAGCATATGGAACATACTTGCTCGGATAGTTGCAGTATTTGCAGCATCGGGTCTGTCAGTAATAGGTGCGGGTGCGGTTGTGGGAATCTCGACAGCCAAGGCTGTGGTACTTGCGGGTACTCTGGGAGTTGCAACTGTTGTTGAGCGCCTTGCGCGAGGATTCCTTGATGATGGTAAACTAAGCATAGCAGAAATCAATGCAGCCTTTACAAAGATTGACAAGAGAGCGAGTGAATAATGGGACAACGTAGTGATTTTATTAACGTGGCACGCGGGGAAGTCGGTGTCATCGAAGGACCTAAGGATAACGAGACAAAGTATGGCGCCTATACCAAGGCTAACTTCCTACCTTGGTGTGGCTCATTCGTGAATTGGTGTGCAAATGAAGTGGGACTTAAGATTCCTAATGTGGTCAGCACGCTGGCAGGTGCACAAGCGTTCATTAAGAAGAATGCTTGGGAGAAAGTAAGTGAGGCGACGCCTCTTCCTGGGGATGTTGTTTTCTTTGATTTCCCTAATGATGGCATTGACCGCATTAGTCACATTGGAATCGTGGTTAAGGACAACGGAGACGGAACTATAACTTGCATCGAAGGTAATACAGCGCCCGATAAAAAGGGCGACCAACGTAACGGAGGGCAAGTCTGCCTGAAGATACGTGCTTACAAAACAAAGAATGGTTCTAAGGTCAAGAGGTCACTACCTGTGTACATCGTTGGCTTTGGTAAACCACTCTTCAAGTCATAAGGAGAACATATGTTCGATACAGAAAAACTCAAGCAAATCGGAATGTCATACTTTCGTGCGGCAGCGGCTGCTGTCACTGCACTGTATATGGCAGGAGAACACGACCCTAAGAAGTTGGCTATGGCATTCGTAGCAGGCATCGTAGGTCCTGTTATGAAGGCTTTGGACACCAACTCACCAGAGTTTGGTCGTAGTAAGTAGTTCTAAACATCCTCATATAGCCCCTTAGCAGGGCGATAGAGACACTTTGACCCTCATCCGCGTCTGCGGGTGGGGGTCTTTTTGTCATTTCTTACGCAGCCATACCTGATAACTATCAACCAGGATTTGATACTCGTTGGTATGGGTGAGCAGGAATCTATCAATGGCTGGCTTAGGGGTCGTATGTTCAGGTAAGTCTTGACCCCATAGGTAATCGTCGAAGGCAATGATGCCACCAGAATTGAGTAACTTCCAAGCATTCTCTGCATCGCGCTCAACTTGAGCAGCGGTGTGGTCGCCATCAATATAGATGAAGTCAAACTTGCCAGCGATTTCCCCAGTAAAATATTTATCGCTGGTCATCTTAAGTCTAATAACTTTCTGGTACTTGGTGATGCGTGCCTCGTAGTAGGCGAGCACTCTGTCGAAATCAATCTTGCTGTGCTCAGATTCATCTGACCCTTCCCAAGTATCAACATCAATCAGGACTGAGGTAGGGTTGGTTAAGATGTTCTCGCATAGCCAGACGCTGGCATCGCCAGTGTATGCACCTATCTGCAAGAACCTAAGGTCAGGTCTATCGGCAAGATGGGTAAGTTGGTCTTCAAAGTTGTACCTCTGACCATCGAACCAGTTAGGGAAGTTCGGCGTGTCGCTCATAGATTTCCAATCGCTTGTGTACAATTAAATATATTAATATATAATATACTATATAAGGCGCTAGGCGCCTATATAATATATAATAATATATATTAATAATCAACTGAATATTAGATAGGTCCCCTGATTGAGTCACCTCCTGTCCTCTCGGGGGGTCTATCTAAACAACTGACAGGAGTAACTATGTGGAATCCATTTAAGCACGAGCAAGAACACAACGGTATCTTTGAGGCAACGCTTGCGCTTGCTAAGGCACTCGATGATTTACGTGAAGATGTTAGAGAACTACGCGAAGAAGTCGATTACCTAGCAGACTTCCTTGATGATTAAGTTAGACGATTACGAATTACCTGAGCATATATCTTACTCAGCATTTACAACTTACCTTACCTGTGGTTATCAGTACTACCTAGGTAGACTACTTAAGGTTCCTGAGGAACCATCCATCTGGTCAGCGGGCGGACGTGCTTTCCACTATGCAACGGAGTTGTATGATTACGACAACGAATGAATTATGGGCTCAAGCCTGGCATAAAGAAACAGAAGGACTCAATCTTGAGACTGCTCGTAGAGCAGGTCGAGCCACCAAAGATAATCCTAACAAGGAAGATGGCAACTGGTGGAATATCAATGGCTCTGTTTGGGTAGACAACTACATCAAGTGGAGACAGAACAACCCTGACTGGAAGATATGGACGACACCGCAAGGTGCACGTGCTATCGAATTAGAACTTAATCCAGTCATCGCAGGCGTGCCAGTGAAGATGTTTATCGACAGAATTTTTGAGGTTAACGGACAACTTGTGATTGTCGACCTTAAGACTTCACGCACACGACCAACCTCTGACCTTCAGTTAGGCTTCTACAAAGTGGGAGTCGAGCAGATGATTGGAGTTCCAGTCAATCTAGGCAACTACTGGATGTCTCGTGAATCGGGGACAGGAGAGATGATTGACTTAAGTAGATATACCTTAGACACCCTTGAGTATTTCGTGGATGGCTTTGACAAGGCTCGCAAGGCTGGTATATTTCTACCGAACCTACAATCGTGCAGTTTCTGTGGCTTAAAAGAGCACTGCCAATTCACTAAGAAGGATAAATAAATTATGGCAAACGAAGACTGGAAACTACAAGTTTCTATGAAGTCTCCTAATGGAGATTTGATTAACGTCCGTGCTAATAGTGCAGACGAATTGAGTGTATTGCTAGAAGGCATTGGCGATTACTCAACACAGATTGCAGCAGTATCTAAGAAGGTAGCAGGTGCTTACACTGTGCTCCCTTTATCGACATCGAATTCCACAGCAGGCACAACGCCATCTGGATTCTCAACTCCAATCCAGGCGGACAATCCGTTCGGTGGGGCAGCACCACAAACCCAACCGCCCTCATCGGGGCACCCAACAACACCAACGTGCGTGCACGGAGCGAGAATATTCCGACAGGGAATGAGCAAGACAACTGGGAAGCCTTACGCTTTCTGGGCTTGCCCGACTCCTCAAGGAACTCCCGACCAATGTAAGCCAGTCAACTAAATAAGAATTAGAAGTAGGGTAGTTAATCGGGGAAGGTGACTGCCCTACTTCTAACATTAGACAGGAGAGTCAATGAGAACATTAGTAAGAAGTGTTGGCAGAGCCGACATAGGTGGTGAACCACTACCAAGTTGCTTCAAAACATTCGATGCAAACAAAATTATATTTCGTAGAGCAGAAGTCTCTATGCTTGCAGGTGTACCAGGTGTCGGAAAGTCCACTCTAGCACTGGCTTTAGCCCTTCGTATGCACGTTCCCACTCTGTATATATCTGCAGATACCAACGCACACACTATGGCTATGCGCCTAGCGTCAATGATTAGTGGTAAGAATCAGACAGACGTTGAACACTTAATGAATACAGATACAGGTTGGACTAAGGCTGTGCTCCATAGAGCAAGCCATATAGTCTGGTCATTTGAATCTTCACCTACCCTGCAGGATATTCTCGAAGAGGTCGAAGCCTTTGAGGAACTATGGGGCGTACCACCTGAGGCTATCTTTGTTGATAACCTTATGGATATTGCAACCGATGGTGGTGAAGAGTTTGCATCAATGCGTGCGATTATGAAGGAGTTAAAGTATCTTGCTCGTGCAACTAACGCTGGGGTTATTATTCTTCATCATACTTCTGAAGGTGTACTTGGTACTCCGTGCCAACCACGTTCAGCACTTCAAGGTAAGGTGGCTCAACTACCTGCCCTTATATGCACACTCGGTATTGTTGGTACTTCTATGGCTATTGCTCCGGTAAAGAATAGATACGGGCGTGCCGATGCTAACGCTAACCTGACTTGTTGGCTATCATTTAACCCTGAGTATATGTATGTCGAAGACATACCAGAGAATGGATAGATATGATTAGAGAAGAAGAAGATGACATCACGCAAGAGATGCGTGCACTTATCGTACTTAAAATTAAAGAAGAGACTGAGGTATTGGTTCAGAAGATTGAAGCAGCCAAGGTACCTGTCACTGATGAATGGACTGATGGACTCAACGCTGGTCTATCTTGGGCACAACGCATCTTACGTAAGGATAAGAGCGCAACCTAATGGTTGATGTTCACCTATCTCAAGATGAAATTAAATCAGCACTAAATTTTGTTGACGCTATGCGCTCAGATAAAGTCGAGCACTCTGTAGTTGATAGAAAGTTTGATGCTAACAATACTTCTTGGGCTGTAAATTTAATGGGACATCTTGGTGAAAAGGCTGTTGCAAAAGTCTACGATGTTTCTGTTGATGACAGAGTATTGACGGGTGGAGATGAAGGGTACGATTTAGTTATCAATAGCAAGACCGTACAAGTTAAGACATCTGTAACTAATCAATTAATATTTAATGCTAAACATCTATTCTCTGCAGACTATGCGATACTCGTGCAGTTAATTGGTGATAGAACTCAACCACATATCAACTCTTACTTCAAAGTATGGGGAGATATAAGTAAGCAGAAGTTTCTTGATGTTTGCTTTGAAAAAGATTATGGATATGGAATTCGCTTTGTCTGTAAACAAGAAGATTTAGGCAGTGAACTTAATGGCTAACCCTAATGGGCGTAAAGGTTCGCAGTTTGAAACTGATGTAATGAAATGGCTACGTAAGATGGGTGCTATGGCAGAACGTCTTACTAAGGCTGGTGCAAAAGATGAAGGTGATATGGTTTGTATTGTCTCGGGACAGACATACATACTCGAACTGAAAAACAGGAAGAGCCTATCGCTTCCTGAGTTTTGGAAAGAGGCACAGGTTGAGGCGGTTAACTACGCTAAGGCTAGGGATATATCGGAAGTACCCCTGCATTATGTCGTAGTTAAACGTCGCAACTCTGGCATAGAAAATGCCTGGGTCATTCAAGATTTAACACAGTGGATGAAGGAGAAATCAGGTGACAAAAATTGACAATGATTTGCCAAGCATCGCAGATGTCTTGCGTCACTATGGTGCGAACATACGACAAGGACACGGGCAAGTTAATCTCAAGTGCCCGTTCCATTCAGATACGCACCAATCAGGTTCAGCCAACCTCGATAAGAATATCTTTATATGCTTTGCCTGTGGCATTCAAGGCAACAGTTTACAACTCATAGCGCAACAGGAGAGAGTAAATATAAATGAAGCAAGGACATTTGCAGAAGGAATTACTGGGCAAAGCCAGCCACAAGTACGCGGGAAGTATTCATCTGGCGTCAGATTACCTAGCAAGCAGAGGAATCAGTCAGGAAGTAGCACGTCTGGCGTCATTAGGCGTGGTCTCGGAACCTGAAGTTGGTCACGAACAATACGCTGGAAGATTATCTATACCCTACATTACTAAGACAGGTGTAGTAGACTTACGATTTAGAAGTCTTAACCCTGCAGTAGAACCCAAGTATATGGGTATGACTGGGGCAGAGACTAGGATGTACAACGTGCTTGACATAGAACAAGCAGGCGATTTTATTGGAGTGTGCGAAGGTGAACTGGATACTATTACTTTGTCTTATTGTGTTGGCATACCTTGCATTGGAGTACCAGGTGCGAATTCTTGGAAGAGACACTATACAAGATTACTCGCAGACTTTGAAAGAGTATTCATCTTCGCAGATGGAGACCAACCAGGAACAGAGTTCGCTCGAAGTCTTGCAAGAGAGTTGCCAGTCACCATCGTGCAACTGCCAGAAGGAGAAGACGTAAACTCTATGTATGTGCAAGCGGGAGCGGGATACTTCCACGAGAAGTTGGATTTGTAGCGTTGGACTTTGACCCTAATGAACCACCTGAATCATACTGCCACGATTGTGAAACTCAATTTGAAAACTCATTTGAATTGATAGACCACACGTTGGAAGATGATGAAGAGTTCGACCCATACTATGTGC